TCAACGCTTACTGGGATCTACTACAAGGACTACGCCAGTTCACCAACGGCGCAACCCTTGAAGGTGGACAGCGTGCATTCTCATTCGACGCGGTTGGCAAGCCAATCAAGTTCGTATCAGACTACGCAGCTCCTGCTAACACCCTGTACGCTCTAAGCTCCAAGGAACTTGTGGTTAACCGCAAGCGCGACTGGGCTTGGATGGACCGCGATGGTTCTATGTGGTCACGTGTTGCTGACACTGACGCATACGAAGCTCGTATCTTCCAGTACTCACAACTAGGTACATACCGTCGTAACGCTCACGCAGTAATGACGAACATTACCGAGAAGTAAACAGTAAATAGTTGCCCGTGGGGATAGACCCGTCTCATCTATCCCCACGGGTTTTACTTTATACTTGAGACTGGAGGCTAAATTATGAGCTATGTAGAATTTGACAAGATTGACGGACTTTACTCTACGGATCACCGCAGAGTTGCTGAGATCATCTCTGACCTATTCCCCACGGTAAGGCTTATTAGGGTTGACTCGCTTCACCCTACTTACAACCCAGAAATGCCATTTGCGCTCATTGACGAGCCACACTTGCTGCCCCCTTACGTGATCCGCTACATGAGGGAGTCTGAGGTGGATGCCCGCCTGGTTGCTTGGCTAGTGGATAACAACATGCACGACAAGGATTCTAAGGTCAATAAACTTAAAGTATTAGAAATGGCAGAAGCCGCCATGAAGGCCAAGCGTGAGCTAGAATGGATGGGGGAAAAGAAAGACATGATGAAGTCTGTAATGAGTTCCCGTAAGAACGAATACCGCCACGATGGAAAGGTGCTTAGGAAGTAATGCCAGCAGAGCTATTTACCAAGCACGTTAGTGATGTAATCACTCGCGTCAAGACTCAATTTGGAGACACTTCTGGAGCGCAGATCAACGATGAGGCTATTATTCGTTGGATCAACGACGGTCAGCAGGAGATCGTAAACAACAACGCCATCTTGAAAGAAACCAAGATCGGCAACATTGTCGCTAACCAGGCTGAATATAGCTTCCCAACTGACAAAGTTCAGTACATCGAAGCTTTGTACGTTGAAGGTCGCCCAATTAAGAACCTCTCCCCACAGGGTGCTAGAGACTTTATCTTGGCTACTGACCCAACCCTCAATGCCCGTGCTGACTACCCTCAGCTTTGGTATGAGCGTGGCGGAATTATCACACTTTACCCAGTGCCACAGAAGAGCTTCCCTAACGGGCTAAAAATGGAATACGTAGAGATGCCAGCACCAGTGACTGGCTTCAATGATTCACTAAGCGTTCCAGACAGATACTTGAACGAGCTAGTAAACTACTGCATGGTTCAAGCCCTAGAATACGACGAAAACTACACAGCGGCACAATACAAGCTGGGCCAGTTCAGAGACGGATTAGACAGGCTTCACTACAAGGAGAACATCTCCCAGTCTGACTTGTACCCCGTTGTCTCACCTGACCCAGCTGATTATGTCTAACCTAGTACGCGAGCGTTCAGCGCAGATCAAAGATTTCTCAGGTGGTCTAAACAACTACTGGGACCCGTCATCTATTGCCCAGAACGAAGTACCGTTCCTGCAGAACCTAGAGTTCTCGCCTACTGGTGCGCTTGCGTCAAGACCCCCGATTGCGGAGTTAGACGTAACCTTTCCTGAAGCTAACGTCTTTTTCAACTTACTTGGCTACTACATAGAAGAAGACGGCGATCGCTTCGGTGTATTTACCTCGCCAACTAAAACTTACGTTTACAACATAGCCACTGAAGTTTGGACACAGATCTGGACGCATCCTGCTGCTGACTTTGTTCAGTATCAGGGCTACCTAATCATGTGTCGCATAAACGGCGCGGGTGCTTATTGGGGTCCTAACGGCGCTCCAGGCTATGACTCCTCGACTGGCCTATGGACTATAGCTGGCTCAAACACTTCAACAATTGCAACCATGCCTGCTGGCCGTGGTATCGAGCTTCACCAAGAGCGTCTATTCTTGTTCGGCCCGCTAAACACCGCAACCCAGTCCGTAATGTACTGGTCTAACATCGCTGGTGAAGTTGAGTCATTCCCAGGTCAGGACTGGCGCTGGTGGGATGCTAACAATGGCTTTACCTCTGTAAACAGTGGAGACGGTCAATGGATCACTGGCCTAGTCTCTGGTTACAACGAAGTTACTGTGTTTAGAAACGCATCTACTTACCGCTTTACTTTCTCTGGTCTGCCTGAAGGCGGAACCATGGCAAAGATCCAAGAAGGTATCGGCGCTGAGAACCAAAACTGTATCGCTTACTATGAGAATGGGCTTATCGTTCTTAGCGGAGATCAGCTTTACGCTTACTACAACGGAAACTTTACATCGCTAAATGACCAGAAGGTTCGCTTTGAAGAGCAACCATTTGCTGCAAACCTAAAGATCAGATACGCCGTATCTGTAATCGGATCTCGCGCTGTAGTTCACTTTGGCGGCACGCTATACGTATTCCAGATCAAAACAAACACTTGGTCTATCTGGCTATCCGACACTGAGTTTGCTAAGTGTATTGAAGTTCCAACACCTCCAAACAACATCGGTGAAACTAAATCCGCGCTCGCTGTGTCTGGTAGCTCAAGCGCTGCTAAATGGAAGCTTTACTCAATCGTGGATCACAGCCACACCTCCACTGGATCTGAAGACATCAAGTGCATTCTGCGTACAAGAATCTTTGACTTTGAAACACCTAACGAATGGAAAAGACTGTACTGGTGGGCTGCCGATGTCATGGCTGCTGGCGCAATTACTGCAAAGGTTATCCCAGCCTCAGTGTTCTACACGGATGCTACTTGGGAGGATGTCAGCCTAGACTTTGAGGGTGATCAAAGGTTTGTTGCTTGGGATGACCCAGACGCTACTTGGGATAACCCTACAGACACCGAATTCCAGGGTATTACTACCGAAATTAACAACGGCTTCACCTACAGGCAGCGCAACAGCCTGAAACTAGACAACGGAGTGCGTTTCCGTAGGGTATACTTTGAATTGTATCTTGAGTGCGATGGCAGGATAGATACATCTCCAGCGCAGATCTTTAGCATCACTCCGATGATCGGAATGAAGGCTAAGACGTCAGATAGGATTACCTAATGGCTAAGGCAATGAAGGACCCAGCTAAGCCTGGCTTCAACCCTTATGCTGCTGGAGCTAAGGTTTACGGATCAGGTAGGTTCAACCCTACAATGGGCCCAGTTGACAAAACTGGATACTCAGAACGAGACAGGAAGCGCAAGGTTCGCCTTAACGCTCTCCAAGCTCGGATGAAGGCTGGGCAAAAGAAGAAGTTTGCAAGTCCTAGTTATGCGAGGTTTGAGTAATGGCAACGACACTATCCCAAGCGGGTTCGCTTCAGAACGTCTTGAATAGCCCACAGTATGCACAGGAACTACAGGACTACTACCTATCTACTTACGCACCAGGTCTAACTCAGGCTACTTTTGGTATTAATGCTGCTAGAAACGCGTTCCAGGCTAACGAGGGTGCTCGCACTCAGCAACGGGGCGAAGCTGTCAGAAGAATTGCTGGAGATTATGCATCTCGCGGAATGCGCACCCCTGGCGCGATCAACAAAGATCGCTCAAGAGTTCAGAATGAATTTGCTGGCCAGAGCCGTGAAGAGCAAGCTCGTATCGCGGATCTAGAAAACCAAAGAGATGTGCAATTTGGCACAGGCGCTCAAAGCGGCGAAACCTTTATGAACAACCCAACTTTGTTTGGATCAATCGGTGCTGGCGCTCGTCGCTCTGCATTGGCTGGCCTGCAAAGCCTTCCAGAGTATTACAACCTACTAGGCATGGGAGCAAGTACTGCACCAATGAACGAGGCTCCTATGCAAGCCGAGGCTCCACAGCCAGTTACGATTGCTTCGCTACTTCCGCAAGCTCAGGCTCCTGCTGCAGCTCCTAGGCCAACTCCATCGCCAAAGAAAACGGCTGTTGCTAAGGCCCCAGTTGGACCAAGATCTAGAAGGGCAATCTAATGGCTGAAAATTTATTCGGAGACCAGTTTAAGAGCAACCCTATAGCTGACTTCTTCAGCGGAGTGGGGAGGTTTGGAAAAAAATTCGCGGAGGTTAGTCAACAAACGCAAGGTACACAAGTAAACCCTTACGGTACAAGATCTGCCGCAACGGGGGCAGGTGTAGCAGCAAAGCCTACATACACTGGCCCAAGAAGCGCTGACGCTGCTGAAAGATGGACTAGCGGAACACCCTCAACAACTACGGTTCCATCTCGGAGTGTACCAGCTGCTGGAAGTACTGGCATGGGTGGGGCACCTGCAGTAAACCCCATTGAAGCTTTATTTGCACCAATGTTTGAGTCGCTTGCTCAGCGTGAGCGAACTGCAAACCAGAGATACGAAGCCAACGCACAACAGGTTACAAACATTTACGGTCAGATCACTGGAGCCAGAGCAGCCGATATTGCTACGACGGGTGAAGCATTCAGGCGTCTATCCGACGCAGCCAGCGCTCGTAGTTCTGCCGTAAATACTTCCATCGATGAAGCTGAAGCTGCAAGGCTTCGCAACAACCAAGCAGCACTAGAAAGCATGGGCCTAGGAGCTCTATCTACCGCACAGGGCGACATCGCCTCACAAGGTGCTGCAATGGCTAAAAACACTAACCAGTTGAACGCTGAAAACTGGCAGGGCTTGCTAACCGCTATGGGTGCAAACGCACAAGACATTGCAAGGGCAGATGTCACAGGATTCAACTACAGAATGGGTGAAGATCTAGGTAGGCTACGTGGATCTCGCGAGGAGTTCCTACAGGGACTTGAGCAGGAAAGGACTGGTCTAGTTGGACAACAAGCTCAGGCAACTTTTGACTTCCAAAGGGCTCAGCAAAACGCTGCTGCTGCTGCAAACGCGGCAGCGCAAAGAGCAGCTCAGGACAGCGCCGACGCAGCAAGCAAGCAATTTGCAGAAGCCCTAAAGGCTTCTGGTCCTATGCTGTACACAGTTAGCCAACTAACTCAAGCAGGCGCATTGAACGCTGCACAGGGCGCTAACGTAATGAACATCATTACCGAATGGACTCAGAACGTTCCATCTCAGGGCAACCAGGGTTGGAAGGCAAGCACTGCCGCCAACTCTATTCTTACCGCTGCAGGAGCAAACATCAGCCCAGCCGAAAGACAAGCAATTATTGCCGTAACAGGCCAAATGTTCCCTCAGGGGTAATTACCCTAAAACCTAGTAGGATTTAGCTATGGCTCTTGACCCCAATGCAATTGCAGCGCTTGTTAGCGGTGCATCTAGTGGCGCAAAAACCACAACTGCAACGGGTAGCTCAACTGGTATTGACTGGGGAGCCGCTAATAAAAACCAACCAGGCGCTTGGAGCCTTGGTCAGTCAATCATCGACATCCTTTCAACTGGTGGATACGCCACCGCAGGTCTTACAAATAAGCTTGGCCAAAACGTTGCAGCTGTTCAGCGTGGTGAGCTGGGTGGTCTACTTGACCTACTTAACCCAGTCTCTAACATTGGCGCTGCAGGACAAGGTATTGCAGAACGCAGGACTTACAGCCAAAACTTGCGTGAGCTTGGCGTAGAAGATAAGACAGCAACCTGGTTAGGTCTTGCACTTGACATCGGTTTAGATCCAACCACTTACATTACTGGTGGTGTTGTTGCTGGTGTTAAGGGTACGGCTGCTGGAGCAAGGCTTGCATCTGCCGCAAACAAGGCAAACTCAAAGCTTGTAAAGTCTGCGACCGACGCCGCAATTAACAACCTGCCAGCTGCTAAGCCATTTGTTCCTGTAGATGCTCCACTTACTCAGGGACAAAAACTTGGAAACTATTTAACTGGTGTGCTGCGTGGTTATGAATTCAATAAAGCTACTTATGCTGCTGAGCGAGCCAACACCAAGCTTGCTAAGGTAATACAAAAAGATGCTGCAAAATCTGGTGATAAAGCAATCTCAAAAGAAATTCTCGGTCCTCTAGAGGCTTACAAGAAGTCAACTAATGTCAGCATTGCAGACGATGTAGCGGTGCTAAGGCGCGATGAGTTTATGCGTGCCGTGGCGCAAAGCAAAGTCCTGCAAGAGAAATTTGGTCCTCGTATCGCTAAGGCGCAGGCAAAGGCCGCAAAAGAAGCTGACTACAGATTCTTCGATGCTAAGACCGTTGCAAAAGATAATGAAAAGCGCTTGGCTGAAGCTGCGAAGGCAAATCAGATGCAAAAAGCTACTGAGCTAGACACTCCGCCAGCCGCCCTTGCGGATGAGGCTACGGCTGCACAGCGACCAGAAATTCTTGAGCAGGTTGAGGGCGAGCTTGTTGCGGAAAACGCAGCTGAGATAAACAAGCTAAGAGGTCAGGTTAGTAGGGCTAACAAAGCTTACAAAGCAAACCTAAAAGCTGAAACCCAGCAGTTCACGGATGTCTCTAAGAGAGTCATGGACTTTATTGCACGTAGTACTGATCCAGCAACTGGCAAGCGTTGGTCTGAGGTATTGAAAGACTCGCCTAATAAGCTAGAGGCTGTAGCTGATCTACTCGCTACTGGCAAGATGAAGTTAAGTGCAAATGCAACAGCGAACTTCGCTAGAGCGCTGGGCGTTTCATCCGATCCGCAACAGTCAATCGTTGATCTCACCGTGAAGACAATACTTAGAACTGAGCCACTAGCAAAGCTAAGGGGTGAAGAGTACGCCTTGCAACAGATGAGTCAGCAACTAGCTCGCATGATTGAGAGCGCTGGCATCAATGCAAATACTGCAAATGGTGCTGCTACGGCTGGAATGGTAGACGCCGCACAGGTTGGTGCGAAGGTTGAAGACAAGTTAGATCTTGAACAAGAAGTAGCAAACAGGGTAAACGACAGTATAAACAAAGAGTTTTTTGACACCGCCTCGGATGCAGCGAAGACACCAGAAGAAATCGCAGAAGGTGTAAACTCTCTAAAGGTTTTACCAACTGAGCAATTCGCAGAAGATTTTTCATTTTTACAGAATCCTAGATTTAGCAGTAGAACAAAAAACCTCCTAGTTTTATTTCAGAATTTCATGGAAGCTGGGCCGTACAAAACAATTGCGGCACGAGCTAAAGACGAGAAAAAAGAAATTCAAGATGTGCTCAAAGAGCTTGCAGAGGAAGCTAAAAAGGGCAACATAAATAAAGCTATGGATGTCAGGGAAAACGCTGTTCGTGTTGACATGCTAAACGCGGAAGCTCGCATCCCAGCCTACAACAAGCTTGTAAAAGAGATCAGATTTAACGAAGGTAAAAAGGGCAGAACCGCCGTAGATCTACTCGAAGAAGAAAGCCGCATCCTTCGGCCGTTTGAAAACTACTGGCGTTTATTTAATGTCCCAGTAGTGACCCCTGAAAACCTTCTTATGCAACTAAAACGTGACGGGCAAAAAAACGTAGGCGATAAGCTTAGCCCTAACTTTAAGCCAATGAGCATGGATTACACTATGGCTGACTTGGGTGTGATGGCTCTTAGAAAAGGCTTTGGCGAAACAATGGCAGCATTGCGCTACCCTGGCAAGTCTTACCAAAACGTAATGCCCACTAACTTTGAGTACGCGTTACTCACTGCGGTTCGCTATAAAGAATTAGGTGCCGACCTATCTAAGGGCTCGGAAGCTTGGCTAGAGATCAGAAAAGCATTTGATCAAAACTACACCTTACCTAGAAACGAAGAGGGTGTAATAGCTATACCGAAGAAAGCCCCAGTAGATAGTTTCTTCAAGCCAGCAAGACACCTTAGCCCCACTCCAACTAAAGGCGGTATGAAGCTAAAGAAGATTCCAAACCTAGAGCAAAAAACCGAAGCGATGCTCCAGTTTATGGTTGACAACTTGGATGAAGTTATTGATGTTTCATCTACACGGGCAGCAGCTAGATACGCAAACGCTACTCAGGAAACACTAGAGGCAACCACTGAGGTTATTGCTGGCATGGTTCGCTTTGTTGCCGCAAAAAACTCTTTCCTAAAAGGCCTGCCAATATTTGCTGATGTTCCGCAGTCCAGCGTTCTCGCTGGAGTAACAGATCCTGTAACTCTTGCAAAACTTGACGGATTAGACACGGTGAAAGAAACCTTAAAGACCTTGGTTCTTGCTACCGCAAAAACCGCAAAGGTCTTTACCGATCCTCAATTAGCAAAAGAAGTCTCTGACATGATGCTAAACATGTTCTTCAAGAGCATCATCGGCGGCACCGCTAGAGGCCCCATTGACGACCTCGACCCAGCGGATGCTGATGAGTTAAGAAAGTTCGTAGGTCAACACTGGGCTGACTTAAGGAGAGAGGTTGAGCTTGAGGTTGACCTGTTTGATGCAGTGGGTAGCGCAAAGCCAAGCGCTAAAGCCACGCCTGAGGCTGCCAAAAAAGGTGCTGATGCTCGTAGAAGAAAAAACACGCAAAAGGGTGACGAAGTTGCAGCGTTAGTTCCTAACGTTGTAAAAGCCACAGACGACAGGCTGCAGGTCGAAATGAAGGCAGCTGAGACAGCTCCTCCAATCGGCGATGAAACATCAAACGTTAGCACAAATCTTGTTGCAGCTAACAGAGATCCGATCTCCGCGGGACAAGAAAATATTGCAATTGCAAAGATCAAAGCAATTACGGACCCAGGTTTTGTACAAAACTGGCTAATCAAGTTTAGCGGTCGATACGGAATGGGGCTTGCAACCAAGGTGGTCATCGGTGGCGTTGAATACTTCAATCAGAGCAAGGTTGGTTTCTTTAACAATGGTCTAAAAAACCTATTCTTAAAACACAATAAAGATCTCCCAGCTATCAACACTGCATTTAAATTTGTTCAGGGTTACGGTCGCGACATGATCCAGAGGCTTGAAGATGTCGGAAACGAAATTCCTTACTCGGAATGGCTCAAGACCGCTGACACAAGTGGTGTAGATCTGGAGATTGCAGAGTCACTTAACGAGGCCATTTCAGCAATGTTTGGCATTAATGGCGTTGTCAAGAACTCCATCACATTGCCATACTTTGGTTCCGAATTAAACAGAATGTTTGACATGCGAGGCTTCTTTGACATCGGAGAAGGTGCATTCCGTCTAGCTGATGACGCTAGCCCCCTGGCCGTAAAATACTCATGGGCTGCTGCAAACGTAGAAGATGTTGCAGATGGCAAAAAGGCGTTTACGTCTCTTACGTTCTTGAGTAACTACGCTAGCGCAATCCATGCAGTGCAGACTCGTATTGGTATTGGTGAAAGCTTTAGCTCATTCTTTGGTAAGACACTAGATGACATCAAAAAACAAGGACTAAAAGAAAGCGACTACGTAAGGATTGATCCAGAAGACGAGTTTGCTAAATACCTAAACCCAGACAAGCTTTACGACGCATCTGAGCTCGAGCGTTTGCGCTATGTAAAAGAGTATGTACTTTACCCTAAGTCATTCTCTAGCAAGTCGATGCAGACAATCGTTGACATGTCTGACCGCATTACATCGGTTCTGAAGGCAGCTCACACCACTTGGAGACCTGGCCACCACGTTACATCTATCGTTGGTGAAGCAATCATGAACGCTTTTGCTGGAGTAAACAGCCCTAAGTACTACGGCAACTCGATTGACATCCTTAGGGAATTTGATCCAGGTAAATACAATGCCGACTCAAATCCATTCAGAGCTTACGCTGAAGTTGGTGCGCCAAAAAACCTTAGAGTTAGCGACAAGAAGTTTGACAAGATTGGCTACATTAACTCAAAAACTGGTAAGCGCACAGTTGTATCTAAGGCTGCAATTGCATACGCGGCAGAGCAGCTAGGTGTGCTAACTCGCGGTGGTGCATCAACAGTAGAAGACTTAGACCTTCGCGGCATGGCAGACTTCCAATCAGGCGTTGTCGGTGGTGCAACTAGAATGAACAGCAAGCTTGCTGAGTTCAGCTCTCACCGTGACAACTTGTTCCGTATGGCTCACTTTATTAAAGAGATCGAAAAGGGTGGCGTATTTGCATCATTTGAAGAAGCTGCAATTGCTGCTGCAAAGCAAGTAACTACTTATCACCCTACAATCGGTGGACTATCCGCGTTCGAGCGTAAAGTAATGCGCCGTGCGGTGTTCTTCTATACCTGGCAGCGCATCGCGGCAACAAAAGTTTTCCAGCTAGTAATGGAGCAGCCTGGCAAGCTTACAATCCCTTCTAAGATCCAATACGCCTTTGCTGAGTCAAACGGATTCAACCCTGAGTCATTCGGAGACCCATGGGATCCAGATGGCGTATATGCTTCATGGAACACTGGATCTACCTTTGGTCCACAGTTCCAAGGGCCTGCAGGTAAGGGCGATGCATGGGGCTTCGGACCTGCTATTCCACAGCTAGATATCATGAACAGCTTGTTTGGTGGCTTTACCGTACAGCCTGGCCAATCAGGCCTAGATGTGCTCACAAGAGGCACACAGAACCTTGCAGGGCAGAACTTGTCACCGCTACCTAAGTGGTTTGCTGAGCTTTCTACAGGCAACAGGGTTGGTACTGGCGGTAACATCAACAACTACCTAGAGTACGCTATTGATCAGGTTGGTGGATTGAACACCCTATCTAAGATCACTGGTATTGGACAGGAGCCAGAAACTGGCTTGACTACCAGCGAGCAAGGTGAAAAAAAGGCTAGACTACTAGCTAACTGGTTCTTGGGACAGAAGCTACAGGATTACTCTACGAGTCAATCCATCAAGCAATGGAATACTGACCAGAGACTAATGATAGAAAGATTAACAGGACAGGAATAACAATGAGCTTGAACCCGACATTTGATGATGTACTAGCTTTGACATTTGGCACACTAGATGCCGTATACGCGATCCATGCGCCAGAGAAGCCAGAAGACGATAACGATCCAGGCAACTGCGTTCACTGTGAGGTTGCGTTTCCTTGCGACACCGCAGACACAATTATGAATGGACTAGCACACATTGCAAACGCAATGACTGCTGTTAAAGAAGCAGAAGCTAGCGAGCGTTCCGAATAGCGTTTCTTAAAGCTATTTCGTAAATTCTCATATCGGGAGAGCCTGTTATTGACCTTAAAGTAGCTTGTAACCCAGGCGCCAAAAGCCCCTCATCGGCAAACGGATAAGGTTTATTGGTCGACTTGGTGTAGCCAAATACCCTGTCAGTAATACCAGGGCTAAGTTTATTAAAGCTTTGAACCCCTGCTATGTCTTCTTCTGGTAAAAATCTCATTATTGCATTCGGTGGTTGGTTTGAAGCCCTGCCTCCAGTGTCAAACTTTCCCTGGGCAAGCTTACCTAACGCCTCTAATTGATTTTGATCTGCAACAGACGTTGCCTTGGGTAAGGTATAGCTATCTCCAGCTTTTAAAGCGTTTAGTCTACCGAGCTCGTTTACAGTGGGAACTCTAAACATTTGCTGACCAGAAGGAATTACACCCCTATTAGTAACAGCGTTTATTTCATTTAAAAACATGTTAGGGCTGTATGCCGTTTTAGGAGATTGCATAAACTCTTCAAGCGCTTTTATTTCAGCAGGTGAAATATTGCTAGCAGCTTTTCCTGCTGCGCTTGCTGCTCCACCAGCAACTTTACCCATCTTACCAATGCCAAAAGGAAGAACCGACAGCGCCATCATTTCTGGACTAGTCCAGTCGAAGATTGCGTTTTTTACAAACCCACTGAGAGCTTCACCCTTTTTGGCAACGTTCTTTTTTGAAGCAGATTGAGACTTGGCAACATATGCCGCTCTGTCAAAAGCTTCTTGTTGCCTTTTTGCGGCCGCCTTAAAATCAGACTCCCTCTTAGAGGCCCTCAATTTAGCCAAGCGCTCTATTGAGTCAGCGCTAGGCATTTACTTTGCGCCGTATACCTGAGACTTTACGCCAGAAAAGTTCTTCTTAGGCATCTTCTTGCCTGACTTCTTGCGCATCTCGGCAACAGCAGCCTTCTTAGCGGCTTTCTTGCCTTCTTTGTCGTATGGGAACTTCATTCCGTTTACCATTGGCATTGTGTGATCCTTATCTTGTTGGGCTTGCAGGGATTAGTGATTCTTGCTTCTTTTTTACAGCAGTCTTTCTTGCCATACCCTTTTTACTCTTAGGGTAAGATCCAGCCTTACCCTTCTTAGCTGGAGGGTTGATCATTTCCATAAACTGCTGTAACAAATTCTTGTACTCAGGGCCTTTTAGAGCCTTCTCAGCTTCTTTAAACTTGTTGTAAGTGACGCGACCTTCGCGGTCTTCGCCCCTGTAGTCGTCTTCTTTAGCCATGATCATCCTTTACGTAAGTATGCTTTATTCTACCGCATAAATGCGAAGATAGCGGCCATAATGGATGCTACAGAGCTTCCTAGGGCCGTTTTGGCAATGATGTCAATCCAGTGCATCTTGGCGATCTGGATCTCTACGTTACGCACTCTATCAGGCACATCAGACAGGTTCTTGAGCTCGCTAGCAAGCTGAATTAGGAGTTTATTGGTTTCCTGCTGTTCCTTGTACAGGTCGTTTATCGTGACCTTTACGTGGGCGCCTTGAGTAGCGTCCGAGGCCATTATGCAGTGCCACCGCTAATGATGGTCCCAGCGGCTAAGTATCCAAGTATGTCATCGCTTGCTTCTATGGTTGCAGCTTCCAGGGCAGCAACGGCAGCGTCAATGTCAGTCTGTGCTTCTGCAACGATGTCATCAAACTCTGCAGCAAGGTCGGCCTGTAGCTCAACAATGGTTGAGTAGCTGGAGTCTAGGATGTCCCAGTTGTTGTTGATGTTCTCAGACCTGAATGGCTCAGCTGTGCCAGGGATAGGCTTAAATAGTCCAATGTTTGGAGTTAATTCAGATGCCATGACTAACCTTCGGTAGTAGTAGTGATCTCGATGGTCGTCTCACTTGGTAGTATACCATCTTCAACTGGCTCAGGTATTACCGCTAGCGGAGAATGTCCCTGCGCCAACGCCACTAATTCCCTAGCGATATTTCGCTTGGTAATCGGGTCTCTGACGTGGCGCAGGATAATATCTTGTACATGCATCAATAGTGCAGGCACATCAAGGTTAGCTCTGGCGTTCGGATCAAACCTGCCAGTGAGCTGGTTCAAGAAGGTAATAGCCTTCATGTCTCCCGACTGCACTAACTGCCCCAATGCTTGATCAGCGATCGGGATGTACTTTTTCAAGTTGTCTTCGCTCTTTGCAGAGAACGCTCCAGCAAAGTGCTTATCGCGCATCCAGCCATCAAGCTCAGCCAAGCCGATCTTCATCTGCTTAGCCAAAGCCTGCGGTGGTTTCAGATTCAGCGGGTTCAAATATGCTTGCAGGAATGTCTCTTGCCGTAGCGTGAGGTTTGGATTCGCCACCGTCTTGATCCCGCGTGACTCAAGCGCCTTCTTAAACTTCGTAGTAGACCAAACCAGCTCAACTGTATCTTCATCCAAAGTGCCGTCTTGGTCTATTACTGTCTGCTTCTCTACAAAGAAACCGCGGCGATCAGCGGCTATTGCTGCTGCCAGCACCTTCTCAAATAGAGCTTGCTCCTTGGTTGGCTTAGAGCTGTAAAGTCTCGTCTCAAACTTTGACAGATCTAAGCCAACCTCAGAAACTTCGTCGTTACTCATTCGGCCAATCTCCGTCAAGCACCATCAAAGCAATAATGCTGTAATTAGCAAGGTCAATAAAACTATCGCGAAGGCTTTCATTTTCTGGGGTCGCTCCATTATCATATAGGTGGTTTATTCTGGCTAGTTTGTCGTGCATTCTTACGCGTAGACCGTTGATAGGGCTACCAGGGCTTTGCGAGATGTTCTTAGGTCCGTAGTCTTTATGTTTCTTTAGTAGTAGACCTTGTGCCTCAACAAATTTGTTATCTAAAGCGTCGCTAAATTCACTCATGGGCAGGTAGTTTCTCCAGTTCTAGTATGTAATCGGTTGTCAATCCATAAGGCCCGAATGCCTTTAGGAGCTTTGACGAGAGCACTTCAGGCATCCCACGTTTGTAATCCCCAGCTTCGTAGCGAGATACCACGGCTGCATTTAGCCTCAATAGCGATGCTAGCGCGGTTGGGGTAGGTGCGATCTCTTTACGCCATTGCTGGAATGAACGGTAGTACTGGTTTAGTACGTACGGAGGGATCGCCATCAAGTTCTTTACGGCTGGTTTGACATCGGGGGTCTCTGCCTGATCCAGCCAAGTTCTGATTACGTTCTGAAGTTCTTCGATGCTAGTGCCAGAGGCGTTTGCTAGTACTGTCAATACGGCCTCAGATGGCTTCTTGGTACGGCCATCTTCTATCGCTGTTATGGCAGAGCGCTGCACGCCTGCACGCTTAGCAAGATCTGCTTGCGTCATAGATGCTCTGAGCCTTGCAAGTCTCACTGGGTGATCTGAAATTCTAGCCATTGTGTCTCCTAATTGGTACTGCCAGTATAGCATCATAGTAGACAGAGTGTGGGAAGCGTATTTAGCGGTTTGAGGCTAGGAATGGATGGAAACGCAAAATGTCCTCACAACATGGTTGGCGGGGCGTAGTGTTATACCTAGCTAGTCAAATTGGCTAGCTAACTAGGGAGGTAAAGAGATGAACACAGCAACACAGACCTATAACGGCTGGGCAAACTATGACACTTGGAACGTCATGCTTTGGCTAGACAATGACGAACAGCTCTATCGCAGTAGCTGTAAGTATTTCGAGACAGTGCGACGAGAGCAAAGACGCCCGACCTACAAGGGTCTAATTGCTTGGCTAATCACCAGAGGTGAGGCTCTGGCTATCACGCCTGACGGAGTAGCTTGGCAGTCCCACACATTGGACATTGCTGAGCTGGATAGGGGTATTCGAGTCAATTTTGACTGCTGGACTCAATACAACTAAGATAGATACAAGAGCTGGGCACTCTCTAAAATGCCCACTAACCAAACAATTAGAGAGGGTAAAAAGATGAGAAGAGTATCACTGAATCCAATCACACTTGATTGGATAAACGCTGAGCTTGAAGAGGCTGAGCAAATACAGGCCAAGTTTGAGGCTGAATGTGTGGCAACTGACTGGGCTGAGCTAGACATCGAAATTGATTACCGCGAGCAGTGCGGTTGGGTGTCAGCCATGAAATACATCAAGCAACAGATGACAAAGGAGGGCAACTGATGACCAAGATAGCCAATGATATCGAAGCACATCGTGCCTTCTGGGCTGACATAGCACGTGAGAACGGCTGGTATGAAGAGCCGTTTTATGTTCAGGTCTGGCGTGACATGGACGGCACAATCACCGACAGCGTATCCACACGAGCATTGACCCAAGACTGGGAGATTGAGGTCAAGACCTTTATCTGCCCAGCTTGCGATGAAGATAAGCCGTATGAGCAGGGACATGGTGACTGCCGTGCCTGTGATGACTGCTGTGAATGCGAATGGGGAGATGACGGCAAGATTATTTATTGCCACCCTTACTAGAGTTACCCCCTAACCGCCCTGAGCATGGCGTAAAACTGCTCTATAAAACTGCCCGTGCTAACTAAGGGAATGAGTGGAATGTGATGTGATGTTTGACACTTGCATTGCTAATCAACTAAACTACTAACACCAGCAACACTGCTGGCCAAAATGAGAGGGTATCAAAATGGAGACATCAACAGCAGTAAAGGTTGCACTACCGCTAAAGGTTGCTAAGCAACTAGCAAGTCTGGCAGTGTTTGCTGAGACTAAGAAGGGCACCACGCCAGCACTACAAGTAGTTAGATTAACATTCACCGCTGGCAGTGTTAGTGGTGTTGCTACTGATAGATACTGCATTGCAAAAGCTACATTCACCACTGATAGCACTGATGAAGGTGTTATGTATCTTGATCAAGCTGGTGCAAAATGGATCACTGGCCTAGTTGCTAAGCCAGCGGCAATGGTTGAATTCGCAACGGGCCAAAATGGCTTAGAGCTCTCATACCAGCAATTCAGTGATTACTTGAGTATGCACTATTGCGAACGCTACTCAGCCAATTATCCCGCCGTTGAGACGCTATTCGACGGCCTAGAGGTTGGAGGGGTTGAGAGGTTAAGTCTCAATGTCTCAATGCTAGCCAAGCTAGCTAAGCTGATTGGTGATGAAGGTAAGAAGTTAGATAGCACTTGGGAATTCACTTACCACACTGGCCCAAACCCTAACCGCCCAAACCCTATTCTTGCTAAGAATAGTGCTTACCAAGTTTGGATCCAACCAGCACTGCTATCCCGCTAAACAACCCTAGAAGCCCCGTCAGTGCCATCATGGTGCTGGCGGGGTATTCTTATGCCCGTGATACCGCTGTGGCTTGTACGGGGCGTACAAGGCTTGCAAAATTGGCTAAACCCTCTAAGGGAATGAATGGAATGTGATGCGATCTGCCCTGCCAGCGGTATAATGCGGGGCTAACCCTGCCAATAGTATCAATTTGATAGACACCGCTAGCAGGGCAGGAGAAAAATTTTGAGTGAATGCGGGGCAGGATCGCCAGCGAAAAAGCCTAATTTTTTTGATAACGATTTGATAACGCCGCTAAAACCCGCATAACAGCAGGGCAACACGCTAAAAAATAGATTAGGTGAATGTGGGTCTAGCCTGCTAATCTGCTAAACAGCTAGATCAACCAACTAGCTAAAGAGAGGGTATCAAAATGTATTTCAATAACACCGACATCAAGAGCGACATCTTAGATCACTGGGAACAGTTGGCAGAAATGGCAGATCCTAACGATCTAATAAACGAATTGGCAGAGTCTGCTTGCCCCGTTTATTATTCGGACATCCTAAAGGACTGGCAAGAAATGCCTAGCGAGTATAACGACAGTTGGCAAGAAAACGGAATACCTACAACAGGGGAAACCACAATTTTTAGCCTTATGAGTTGGGACTTGTATTTCTATTACGAAAGGCAATACCAGACTATCTTCAGTGAGATCAAAATGGACAAAGAGGAGGCTAACTAATGGAGATCACTCCAACCCGCAGGATCACTTGTAGAGAATGTGCCACCGAAAAGGGCAGGCTGACTTGGTTGCCCTGTGGTGAACATCACTTGATTATCCCCGCCGAATTGTGCGGACACGAACACAACAGCGTGATCTTTATACACAACGGGACAGGTGTATCCTGCCACGATTGCGGAACAATAACCACATTAGAGCTATAAGAGAGGATCCAAAATGAACAGCACAACCAAAATTGGGCTACGCCCAACAGAATACAACGCACTAATTCACGCTATTTGGCGTATTGATCAATTGATAGACAATGAGATCCTTACGGATGAACAGCGGGCAACCCTACGGCGTGACAGGGAGGCCTTACAGGCTCTCTTTATTAGGATCGCATAATGATTGAGATCGAATGCCCTAACCATGAGGGAGGTTTTGATTGTTCGCCGTTTTGCGGAATTTGCGAGGGCAACCAGTATTACGAGGAGGATCAAGATTGAACAACCTAGAAAATTACGATTTCAATGTATACGGGGACAGCGATACGACAATTTGCCTAACCGCTTACCCCTTGAAATGGACTTATGACGAGTCCTACGACGGCAACTACCGAATGGAATGCGATTATTCTGCCGATAGCTGTATCTCATTGAGATTGGAATACCCCGAACACCTAAAGGAGATTGAACACCTCCTAAAGGATCTATACATAAATCACTATCCGCTTACCGATTATGACGATTGGTTAGGTGTAAGTGACTTAGAGGCAGAACAGCCACCATTGATACAAAAATTCTTAGACGAATTACCAGAAAACAAACTAGAAAGAGAGAAAGCATAATGAAAAAATACACATTGCCCTTTACCGAAACCCAGAGAGGTTGGTATGAAATTGAGGCCAACAGCCTAGAGGAGGCTAAGCAGATCGTCATTGCTGGCGATTTTACAGAGAACACCGAACCCAACTACAAGGACGGGATCACCGAATACGACGAAAACGATCTAATTGAGGAGGAAGAATAATGCCAGAGTACGAATTTTGGTACAGCGAAACTTACACCTACAAAGCGTGGTTTCGAGCAGAAAACAAGGAACACGCCATTGAAAAGTTGGAGGCCGTGTTTCAAGGGGACATTGACCTTGAAGACGATCTATCAGGCTTTGGGAAAAAAAGTAAGGGTTATGAAATTGACCTTGACCCACTATCAATTGAGGAGATCTAATGACTTGGGAATGCTCACTTGACCGCCATAAAGAATGCCCTAAAGAAGAACAGTATCTATGTTCTTGCGATTGCCACCCAACGGAGGAGATGTAATGAGTAACTACCAGATTACCGCTAAGCAAGTTGATACTGGCTTGCTACTTGAAACAACGCTTGACGGGACCAAGTATGGGCAACACTACCCACACAAGGACACCGAACAGGCAACAGAGGCCTTTGAGGCATTGATCCGCAAATACCAGACACAAGGCGATTTAGCCGTAATGAGAGGCGACTAATGCAAGACAGAACTATGGAAGTGCGTATGTATTTCAGCAGTGGCAACCGCATAACAATTGAGATCCAAGAAAAAGAGTGGGTAGTGCTACGCCACGAGATGACGGAGATACCTGAGATAATTGAGGTAGAGATCCGTGAGGCAGGCAGATACATTTGGTCTGTCCTTGATCGAGACGAATTGGAGGTGGCACGATGATCTGCTTAGCGTGCGAATGGAATGCCCCGTATGTCATACAAGCGTCGTTTTGCCCTGAATGCGGAGAAGACGGACATCTAAGACTTGATGATCGCTTCTTCACCCAAAAGGCAAAAAACGCAAAATCCAACTAGCAACCTAAAGTAGACACCTACTCACTGCTATTTTACTCCTGAGTTATTTAGCAGTGAGTAGGTGTAATTCTTAAGAGTTCAATTGGAAAATGGCATTTTGAGCAAAATAAAGGCCAAAACACCTGATCAATTTAGGCAATTGAGATCAAAAACAGCTAAACTGACCAAATCAAATACAATGAGTAGATGTCAGCATCTCAGATGCTATTCTACTCTCAACTAACTAAAGGAGATAACTTTGAGTCATTATGACCCAATTTATGGAGAGCTTTTGACCTCCAGAGAAGTATCAGATCTAACTGGTTTCACCATGAACCAGCTACGCAATCAACGCCTGCGAGCAGACACATCCCCATTGCCATTCGTGCGACAGGGAGGGACATCGTGGTATCGCAAGGATGACATTGACATCTGGCTTGAAGAAAACGGCACAATTGAATACCAGTATGTGAGAGTCCCGAACGCCAAGTCAGCACCACTACGCAACACCACTGTTGATTTTGAGCATAAGAAGAACCTTGAAGAACTGGCTCGGATCACTACTCGCAACGCTTGGACAAAGTGGTATACATGGTTTACTGATCACAGTGGATGGAAAGATCCATACGGCGATACCCGCATCTGGCAAGTTGAGCTTTACAAGCAGGCAACTGGTGAGGATCTAGATGAACTTTACCCACAGGGCGAATTCTACAAAATGCGAACCGAAGACCCACAGCGTTTCTGGCCTAGCATTACCTACGCTATGCGTAAAGCAGTAGCACAGGTGCGAGGCTATGAGGTAAGCGATGAAGAGATCATTGCAGGGCCAGTAGGCGAAGTGCCACCAAGCAAGCTGGACTAATGGCTAAGCTACCCCAGAGACTCGTAGAAGCCTTATCTAAGACAGGATGGCAAGAGATCAACAGCACGGCTCAGGTATCCAAATACCGACAGCCAGATCGCGAACTCTACATCCAACCAAGCACCACCCACAAGGGTCGCTATGCCATTGTGGTTGAGTATCCTGATCGCCCTGGACTAACGGACGGCATGGATCTAGACACCCTTGTCAAATACTTGACAAAGGATAACTAACAGTGCTAAAAAGGCATTGTTCAACTAAAAGAGAAGAGGATACAAATGAACACCACTGATAGAGAGCTCATTGATCAGGCTAAAGCTGCTTTAGTTGCTAAGCCTAAAGAGTCAAAGAGCAAGACAAAAGTAGCTGAGCCAACAGATCCAACGCTGGCTAATGAGCTACTTGCTAAGCGTAGCTCGGTCTACGATGCCAAGAAGAAGCTCGAAGCAGAGCTAGCAGAGATTGACTCGATCATCAAGGACATGATCGGCACCAACGATGAGCTACAGATCCACGGCTCAAAGGTTGCCAGTATTTCCAGATGGCGTGAAACCTCGCTGGTCACTGACACAGTGAAGGAAACATTCCCGATCACTGATTACCCAGAGCTTTACAAGAGAACCAACAAGTCAAGGCTAACGATCCACTAATGCCTAGCGTTAGGGAGAAGTGTGCTTGCGGTGCAGAACTTGAGATAAGCGACGCACCTCTCCCTAACGCACTTGCCTCGATCAATTCGTGGCGAAATAAACATAAGTGCAAACCATTAGAGCCTGAAATACAGGCTGTGCACGGCTCGCCAGGTGAACTGGAGAGATCAATAGGCTTCACCGCTGGCGATGTGCCAGCAAAAGAATACGACCCGTGGGAGGATCAAAAATGAGCGTTCAGTATTGCTACGAATGCGTAATGCCAACACTAACCAAGTCCGATTGGACTTGCGATTACTGTGAAAACTTCAACACATTCGAGGAGGATCAAAAATGAAGTTTGATAAGTGGCTCAAGAAGGGCCTAGATAACAACTGGTGTGGCCCAGCTGTGTGTTACACACACGATGGCTTACCAACCAGCGAAGCAGAAGATGAAGATTTTGAGTATGGTGGCGATCCATGCCTACACATCATCAGACTCTACGAAGATGAAGATCAGAAGAAGTCGGTTGAATTCAACCACTCAGCATCCGTATGGAGGATAAGAAGATGACCTATGTATGGATACAAGAAAGTGCAGGATCACTACGCTATGTGGATGACATCTACATCGCACCATGCCAGAAGTGTGGCAAGCGACTAAGTGTTTGCGAGTGTAAACAAGAAGAAAAGGAAGAGGACAATGCCAGTTGAGAGGTGGGACAACTGTGAGTATTGCGGTAATAACATACTGCTATGGTCAAACGGTAAATGGTATGACGGTAGCAATCGTATCGAATGCTCACAAGTAGACAATCAAGGACAACACTTACCAATTTCACAAACAATAGAAGAGAAAGTAGAGAGCAAATGACAATACAACCACTATGTGGCTACTGCGGTATGACATTAGAAGACTGCGGGAGCTTAGAAGAATGCAACTACAACAACCCATCGTATTGCTCAGTGTGTGACGGATCATGCGGATGCGACTCGCTATACGAGAACTATAAAGATGGATTGGTGGCTGATTACTATGACGGCAAAGAATGACATGTGGCCCTGCACTAAGTGCAGAAAAGAATTACCTGCTGATGATGCAATGATCGTTCAAGACCGCATCTATTGCGAGTTCTGTGCGATCATCGAGGGCGGTTTCTACGCCAAGCCAGAAGAACATCTACCAGATGAGTATTACCTGTGGCTTGAAGACCGTGATAGCAATGACTGAGTGTTTTTGGTGCGGTGAGGTGTTTGACAATATGGATCACGATACCTGCCCTAGTTGCGCCAGAGACACCCACACCAAAGAGATAACAATAATTCAAGGAGAGAATGATGACAGCGAAGAAGATCTTTGACTCGTTCGAGCGAATAAGACAATGGCAACACCTAAACGATTTGATCGAAGAAGTAGGTGGCCAAATACCATGTCGCCAAGCACCAGATCTTTATTTCCCAGAGATTGGTGACGGCACAGCTGCATCAACGGCCAAGATGGCTAAGAAGGCCTGCCTCGGTTGCGAGGTAGTAAAAGAGTGCGGCGACTACGCCGTCAAATACAAAGAACAATACGGTATTTGGGGTGGCATGAGCTACAACGACCGCAAAGAGATTTGGAGTAGAAAATGATACAAAGGTACGAAAAGCATGACCCACGCTTTACCGCTTGGATCGAAGGACTCAACGATGCGGTTGAATTCTTGGATGACCAGCTATACAAAGCTGACGAAGTAGCATCATGGAAAGATCTACAAGCAGTGATCACCGAACTATCAGTAACAATTGCAATGGCTTATGAAGAGAGGCTAACACCGAATGACAATCTACGAAGAGATACTGTATCCCTATCAACAACAAGCATCCAAGAGGATAGCTTCACAGCGGAGGATCTTGCTAGCAGATCAGCCTGGACTTGGCAAAACTTTAGAAGTCTTGGCCAGCTTCGAGCTAGCGGACTATCTGAACCCGATCGACTCGCACGCGATGCTGATACTGACACCAGTTGTGAATGCTCGCACGGCATGGATCGATACTATACAGAGGTATTTATTACCGAAGTACCCGCACCTAAAAGTAGTGGACCTATCATCAGGCAGCGCCGTAAAGAAGAACAAGACACTAAGTTTGGCACTCGCAGAAGAGGGTACCCATCCTTTGGTAGTGGTCGCTAATCACGACGCATTAGCAACTACCAAAGCTGGGCCTCGCATCCCTGCATTGTTTGAGCCTTACTGGTCTGCCATTGCAATCGATGAGTCGCACCTAGTGTTACCGATCGTGAAGCCTGGTACTAAGACTAACTTCTGGCGTGGACTAGAGAAGCTACAAGTGCATGACAATCAAGCGTCACTAAAGATAGCTATCTCTGGTACGCCTGATCGTGGCAAGTTAGAAAATAGATACGGCACTTGGAAATTTATTGCACCGAGTGATCTACCTAAGACTCACTGGGGTTGGCTTGAAGATAAGTTCAATGTGTATGATCAAAAAGTTTCTCGCACTCGCACAGTAAAACGTATCGGCTCACTCAAGCGACCATACGATTGGGCACAGCTTGATAAAGAGATGGTGATCCGTCGCACTAAAGAAGAAGTGCTACCACAATTGCCAGCGAAGTCGTATAACTTTATTGAGCTTGCGATGACTCCAGACCAGAAAGAACTTTACCGCAACGCTGAACGTGAAGCTATGAATGATCCATCACCGACATCGCTATTGGTGTTTAGCACCATTGCTAGACAGCTCGCAACATACAACGGCGATCACTCTAACAAAATGGAATGGTTGCTCGGTTGGCTTAGCGAGCGCGGCTACATGGAGGATCTCGGCCTGAATGGAAAAGTAGTAATCGCATCGCAATACGTCAAGACTCTCAAATGGGCTAAGGCACAGCTATCCAAGCACGGTGTCCAGGCTGAGCTGCTCACGGGAGATCTAACTGCAACACAACGTGCAGATGTGCAAAATCGTTTCCAGGACCCGAACGACCCACTGCGTGTCGTTCTGCTATCTGGCTCGATGGGTGTGGGTATTACTCTCGACACGGCTGATGATCTAATCATGCTTGACTTACCATACGACCCAGACAAGTTAGAGCAGATCGAGGACCGCATCCATCGTGCATCAAACATGCACAAGGTGTCTATCTGGCACCTATTATCTAAGAACTCAATTGACATGGCTATCGCAGAAGTCTCAACGACACGCCGATTGATCACTCGGGCTTTGCTTGATGGCTCAAGAGGTATAGACTTTAGCCGCAAGGTAGTCCAGCACTTGACTGGCAAGACAGAGGAGACCAAACTTGGCGACGATTAAGATCCATAACACTGGCATCGACGAATACAATCAAGCAGATAACGTAGCTGTTGCAGCTGCACAGACTTGGATGGCTCGCATCCCCGAACTATTTGTTACTGAACGATCAAAGCAGATCCAGATCGGTATCAGCGAAGTCGGCATGGATTGCAAGAAGTGCATCGCTCGCAAGCTCGCACTAACCCCACGCAATGTTGATGGTGCATGGTATCCATTCATTGGTACATCAGTTCACAACGCACTTGAAGAAGGCTTCAATGCGAATTTCCCTATGGACTACAAACTTGAAGAACGACTCTTTGTACATGAATACAAAGAACTAAAGCTCACTGGCTCATGCGACATGTTTGCCTTCACGGGTAAAGCAGGTTGGGCTGGTGTTGTCAACGATTGGAAAGTTGTTGGCAAGACTGCTCTAGAGGATGCTCGCAAGGGCAAAATCAAAGATCAGTATCGCGTGCAAGCTATGCTTTACGGCTATGGCTGGGCGCAAAAGGGCTACGAAGTTAGCCACGTATCCTTGACCTTTCTACCAAGAGAGGACAAGCTTGAGAACGCAGTTGTAGTGATGCTACGCTACGATGCTCAAGTCGCACTCGAGGCGCTCGCTACACTCGAATCAATGATCGATGCAGCTGAGCTAGTCGGATGGGACAAAGTAATAGAGAAGGCACCTAAGGCAGGCTTCTGCTTTAGTTGTCGTCGCTATGATGCAACAGATCATTCCGACGTCGAGTCAATGATCTAAAACTAATAACACGAAAATAAGGAAAATAAAAACATGGCAGAATACACAGCAGATAACCTACCAGGCGTAGACGACCTACTAGCGGGAGCTTCGGTTCCTTCATTGTCCTTCAAGGACACTCAGGTTGGCGAAGGCTACACTGGTACAATCGTGGACCTACGCACAGTGCAGGTTCGCAACTACGAGGACCCAACTAAACTTGAGTTCTGGGATGACGGCAAGCCAAAGCTTCAGATCGAAGTTACGCTATCGACATCATACGCTGACCCTTCTGACCCAGATGACGATGGACGCAGACGTGTCTTCTTGTTTGGCCAGAAGCTAAAGGCAACCAAAGATGAAATGGCGAAGAAGGGTATGAAGAAGCTTGAGCTTGGCTCAACCTTCAAGATCACCCTGTCTGGCACCAAGCCATCACAGAACAAGCGCTACAACGACGTAAAGCTTTACGCCATTGAGCTAACCGCTGGCACCTCTAAGCCAGACGTCGACGCACTACTAGGCGACTTGGGTGCTACCCCAGTTGCTACTGGTGCTAAGATTGAAGCTCTTGACGCTAAGCAGATCAAAGTTGCTGAGACTCTACAGTCCAACGGCTTCACTGCAGCAGAGATCGCTGAGAACCTCGGCGTTTCAGTTGCAGCTGTGGAAAATGTCTTAACCTTCTAGGTTCCTCTCTCCCTAAGGTTAAGATAAGCGGGGACTGGTTCCCTCTCTTGCCAGTCCCCGCGCTCCTCCATCGAGCATTTATTATGAAAGGATATTGTGAATTCGCCATCAGAATTCAAAGAGCTACTGAGCCGCTTAGGACGCTCTGAAGAAGATAACGTAACAATCTGTTATCAATCAGCCAAACAAAAATTTACTGCCAAGACCATCAAGGTTGATCTAGCAGACTCAGTTGTCGCCGCACTTGATGCACTCGATAACAACATCTGGTTCGAGATCAACCCGTCAAGTGTGAACGGCAGAGCTACAGCTAGAGACATCGATCAGCTAGCCGCTGTATACATCGACATCGATTACAAAGACACGGGCGCAGGATCTGTCAAGGCTGCCAGGGATTTCGTGGATCTAATCACCGACTTGATCGGTGTAGGTCCGACCGCAACTGTTTACTCAGGCCACGGCATTCAGCCTTACTGGGCTATCGAAGATGATCACATTGATAACGCATTAGCATCTGGCGTACTAAATCGCTGGGGACTATTCTGCAAGTTCTTAGGTGCATCACAAGGTATTCAACTTGACAGCGTGTTTGACCTGCCCCGCATCTTTAGGGCTCCAGGCTCTCGCAACTTTAAGGATGCAGTAAACCCTGCGCCAGTAATAACTATGTTGCACCAGAACTGGCGACCAATCACTATTGACGAGATCAATGATGTGCTTATCGCTCACGGGATTACAAGTGAGTCATCGCTGCCAGAAGAGTATGAGTTAGTATCCAGCGCAAACGATTGGGAGTTCTCGGCACATGATTGCCAGTTCACCCCAACACTTTATGCGGGTGTACGCCCAACTAACGGCGCACCTAAGTCAAGACACGGCTGGCTACTGCAGCAGTTGGTGTTGATCAACTCTGCGCACCGCAACGGTTGCGTTACGAAGGACACTGCGGATGAACTACTAAAGCTAGTCGCTGAGCGTTTCCAGTACTTCTTGACACTTGAGCCTAAGCGTGAGATGCACCAGGGCGAGGTTCAAGGGGCTAATAAGTGGGCCATTGCGAGGGTTGAGACCTTCTCGCACGATAAGTTGCAGCAAGAACTAAGAAGGCACCAGCACTCAGATTTTTTTACAGGCGACCCGAGCAGCGTCCTTGGGGAGCCATCCGCTAATCAAGATTTTGATTTCAATGAGTTAGTTGAGATCTATCGGGCTAGCTACGGTACATATGGACGCACTGACTCGGCTAATGCACGCCGCTTGGTTTACTTCAACCAAGGCCACTACAAGTTCGTACCTGATCTTGGATGGTTCCGCTGGGATGGCGGTAGATTTGTCCCAGACAAAGAGAAAGCACTATTTCAAGCAGCGATCGATGCTGCTGAATTTATCGTAAAGACCCCTGCAAACGATGATCAGGTCAAATGGGCGCAGGCTTCAGTCAACAAAGACAGGATACAAAATGCCATCGTTATCGCAGGAACAGATCCAGAAGTTCAAGTCCAAGCTCTCGACATGGACACCCAGCCAAATGACTTATGTACGCCAGCTGGCATCGTCAACCTACAAACTGGTGAGCTACGCCCAGCGGATCGCAGGACCGATTTGGTTACGAGGCAAACGACAGTTTCTCCGTCTGAAGTGGCAACTCCTTTGTGGTCTGGCTTCCTTAGAGATGTCATCCAAGACACTGAAAGAATTGAATACTTGCAAGAATTGCTTGGGGCATCTCTCTTCGGAGACTCGCGGTTCCACGTGCTCCCAGTGCTTGTTGGCTCAGGAGCCAACGGTAAGTCCACTCTCCTAGATGTAGTTGCAGGGATCTTGGGTGACTATGCTGCCACAATGCCTGAGAACTTCTTGCTTGATGCCAGCAACACAACACACCCTACTGAGATCGCTAGGCTACGAGGAGTTCGCTTTGCTATGGCTAGCGAGACCAGACCAGATGGAAAGTTCAATGAGTCGAGAGTAAAGATGCTTACTGGTGGCGACACGCTATCGGCTCGCTTTATGAACCAGAACTTCTTTGACTTCAAGCCTACTCACACCCTGTTCTTGGCGGTGAACCACTTGCCAGCTGTAAAGTCTGGTGGTGACGGTTTCTGGAGAAGACTTCGTAAGATCGACTTCAACATCACCGTGCCTGCTGAGAAGCGCCGTGAGAACTTTGCACAGCTAATGATCGAAACCGAAGGCCCAGGCATCCTGCGCTGGATCATTGATGGTGCAGTCCGAGTCACCACACAGGGCTTTAAGGAGCCTGACTCAATCAAGCTTTCCACGTTGACTTACCGTCACGAGGAAGATCACATCGCCAAGTTTATTGACGAACGTGTTGTGATTGCTTCAACTGGTACAGCTACAAAGACCAGCGTATTCAACGCTTACCGTGATTGGTGTATTGATAACGGTGAGAAGTACATAACCCAAAACGCTCTTGCTAGAGAGATCAGGTCCCGACTAAACGTAGGCGAAACTGACGGCGCAGGCATTAGGATGTTCACAGGCATAGAACTTGTGGACTTGGCCCCTAAAGCTGACTCTATGATCGACAAGGAAGAACGCGATGAGTACTGGAGATAACTACTGTTATCTTTGCCGTGCTGGGTTTTGTAATGAATGCGAAATGACCTGGGATGAGAACTTTGATGGAGACTGCTGCTGTGGTGGCAGTTTAGTTTTCAGCCCAACAGGTGAGGTCAAGGAGGCTGGCTCCCCCCTTTCTGAGCCAGCCTCCTCGACCGATTCTGGTTACATCGAAGATGGTTATGGTGGCACCAAAGACATCGGTAGTTACAAAGATCCAATCTCTACTGGCCGTAAGCGTGCTGCTGAAATGTATCCAATTGAAACTGGCATGGTTTGCGAATGGGCTAACCTAAAGGCTGCTGGCGGTGGGGTAGTGCCTATCGTTGGCTGTATTGGTAGAGCTGCTACTGACAGGCATCACGGACCAGACAAGAACACAATGAACAACGCTCCTGGCAACGTTCACAGGATCTGCTCGTTCTGCCACAATACCTGGCACGGCGTGAATGACCCGTTCTATGGCCCTAGACCAGAGCAAACCTTACCTTTTGTGCCTGAGGGCGCGTACGAGGCGCATGACGCCGTTACGAAGGCTACTACTCAAGAACTACTGGATGCTGAAAAGCGCCGTGTAGAGGATGCTACAAAGTAGATTTAAACTTCTGTCCCCTGAAGTAAGCCACTGCATCATTGATCTGCACTAGCTCGAAGTATGGCTTCTCATTTTCAATGGTCACAATCAAGATACCGTTTTGCCAGTTCTCGTAGTATCTGGCCGAAGTTCCGTCAATGTGTGTGGATCCATTAACGCTAGGAACTGCTCCATCAACTCGACATAAGCAGCCTGGACTGACGGCGACAGACTTGATAGATCCGTCACGGTTAAAGACTGTCTTGGACTGAATTTCAAGTCGGTGGGAGTGTCCAAAAATAGTTGAAATGTGTGGGTCTGCGTTGGTGTAGGCGGCTGCGGTAGATCCGTTTGACCTTGCTTTGTTTCCATGAATTGCCCTGAGAGAACTTGTGAGCCAGTAGGCTCCTGCTGGATAGGCATCGATGTACTCAACTCCAATTTCATCAAGTCTCAACAGATACGGAATGCTCATTACTGGAAGCTCATCTGCGTTTGCACGCTTCAAGCCCCATGCACTTGCAGCATTAATCATAATAAACTTCTCAAGCCTGCGATCGTGATTACCTTCAATCAAAACAATCTCAGCGTTAGGGCCAGCTGCAGCTCTTTGCTGTTGCAAGAACTTATGACCTCTATCGAACGCTGCTTGGGTTGTGCCAGCGAAAGCCGCTTCTTGTTCAAAGCGACCTTGGCTTGGTAGATCTAGAAAGTCGCCTAGGTTGATCACGCCATCGACGCGATCGTTGTGGTAAAGCCAGTTAGTAATCTGAAGCGCTACATCCATAGCGCCTTCATCATGGAACGGCAACCACTGACTATCAATGTGGCGATAGCCAATCTGCGGATCAGGCATTACTACCCAGACTTTTTGCTTAGACTTGACCTTCTTAGGTTCTTTAGGATTGTTAATATAAACGGGCTTAGCTGGCTGAACCAGATCCCATTTAGGTTGAGGCCTCAAGTCATTTAGCACAAATACACCTGCCCGTTCTGTGTAGTCTCACTTGATCAGAGTAGCACTTGAAGCCACGCTCGTTTAGCGCCTGGGCTAAGTTAGCATGGTTCCATCTGGGGTCAGCGAGGTTCTCTTCAAGGATCTTATAGTCCTCTTTGTCTAGCTTGTTTACGGCAGTTCTAATGAACGCGCAGATGAGCTCCTTCTCAGGCGGGGTAAGCCCTTTTAGCATGATCGTCTCCTTCATGTTGTACTTCAAGGTTTAGCCTAGCCTGGCAGGCAAGCCTGTCAAGAGGTTTTAGCTCTTTGGCGTGTCGGATTCCTTAGGCTTGGCTGAGCCATCTGCGATCTTGCCAAAGCTCTTGTTGATCTCAGCTGGATCTAGCTTGCCGTCTGCCAAGTAAGAGCGAGATAGCTCCTGAGCAACATCCAAAAGACCAGCAAAGGCAGCCATAGCGATAGCGTCAGTGACCTCTAGGCCAATAACTGCTCCACCAACAAAGACTCCTGTAACCTTCAGGATGATTACGGCTATAGTTCTTCTAGCGATGTCTAACCAAATTCCCATAATTAACCAATCACTCTCCAAGTGTTTTTGCCAACGATGCCATCTGCGGTGAGACCCTTAGATGACTGAAAAGCTACAACAGCGGCTCGGGTTCTAGGACCAAATGCGCCATCAGCTGTGATGCCTAGCTTGCCCTGCAGGTACTTTACGTCCTCGCCAGTTGAGCCTTGTCTGATTACAGCGCGATCTACTGCTGGGCCTGGTCTAGTTGAGGCTGCTGGGGCTGCTGGGGCAGCAGGTGCCGCGGGGGCAGCAGGTGCTCCACCAATGAATGCTTCGTAATCAATGTTGCCAGCGCCAGAAGCGTGAGTGCCGCCCATGCGGAAGGACAAGTGAAGGTGCGGGCCATAGCCGTTCTCCTTGCCAAGACCTGAAGCGCCAGACAGACCTAATACTTGGCCCTGCTTTACAGCATCTCCAGCCTTGACGTCTACGCGGGATAGGTGAAGGTAGTCTGCCTTGTGTCCAGATGGAAAGTCAAGCAGCACCATGCGACCGCCAGCACCAGTAATGGTGTTTACGATTCTTGCTACAGTACCGTCAGCCAAAGCCTTTACGGGAACGCCAACAGCGGTCATGTAGTCAACGCCAGGGTTTACTGACTTACGTGCAATATGCTTCTCAAAGGTATCTGAGATTTTGGCCTCTACTGGCCTGATCCATGTGGACATTGGGACTCCTAGTTAGTATTTCTCCAAGTTGATCCGTCCCAAACTCTTATTGTACCAGTAACAAAGGCACTTCCGTTCCAAACATTGGCTAAGCCTGAAACAAAGGCTGATCCATTCCAGACCCTAGCAGCGCTAATCGCTGTGATCGTGAGGGTGCCAGTGTCGGTAGATCCAGTTACGTTGGTAGCTCTGATTACAAAAGTGAAAGTTCCAGGTGTAGTGGGAGTACCAGTAATTGCACCAGTTGACGTGTTTAGGCTTAGCCCGTTAGGCAAAGCACCTGAAAACACTGAGTAGCTAGCAGCCTCGCTGGCTGTAACGCCATCTGAATAAGCAATGCCTACCCTAGCTGAGCTGTTTACAGATCCGTCTGAGAATACGGGCAGAGCAGGTCTAACGTTAATTGACAGCGCCGTGTCTACGCTACCCTCAAAGGATCCATTAGCCCTGATTGTAAAGCTACGGGATTCAACAGTTGTCGGAGTTCCAGTTATAGCACCAGTTGATGTATTTAGATTAAGCCCAGCAGGCAACTGACCACTTACGATGCTATAGCTAGATGTAGCGTTAGCGCTTACTCCATCTGAGTAAGCTGTACCCCTGGTTGCTGTTCCGTTTACGGATGAGTCGATCCAGCTCGGCGATCTGTTGTAGTCGGTAAGGGTGGCTGTGCCACCACCGCTAGTAGTAGTCCATGAAGTCCCAGAGATACCACCGTCAGCCGAGATAGCTACGCTTCTGGATCCGTCGGTGTTGTGCGTAATAGTACGTGAAGCGCTACCAATCTGAGTGACCACGCCAGCTCCACCAGTAACAATGGTGCGCTGACCGCTAATTGCATACCGTACGCCGTCGATGGTGATTCCACCATTAAAGGTTCCAAAGGTGTTTTGAGTTCCAGTGGTGTAAGCGTTAAAAATGACAGTAACTGTTGATTCGTTTGCGCCTGGGTTATCTGAGGTAGACCAGGAGAGGCTAGGTACTACAAAGGCTGAATTGTCTGTTAAAGAAAATGAACCTGAAGGCATTTACCGCCCCTTAGTAAGAGATCCAGACATCGCCTACGCCAAATCCGCCTGCAGGCGCTGTTGGTGTGGTTGTCTGTACAATGATCCGCTTACCACCAATAAAGGTAGTAGATGCAGTAGGGGCAAACTTAGCGGTAGTAACACTGCCATCTGGGATCGGCAAGTATGGCAGGGTGGCCCAAGCAGTAGTGCCGTCACCTGCCTTCATTAGACGGGTGTTGGTTTCAAAGCCGATCTCGCCAGCAGCCAGGACAGGATTAACACTAGTCCAGTTAGCAGAAGTGTCCCTGCGAAGTTGGATCTGGTTTACTCTAGGCATTGAATGCTCCTGTTAGTTACGGGGACTTAGGCTTATTATAGCGTATCTAGCTTAGTTATCTAGCTCAAAGACTTCTTCGTTAGCTTCAAACTTAAACTTTCCTGATTGATACATGTATTCTTGGACTCTACCCCAAAAAATCTGAGCCTCTTCCTGCCTAGATTTTTCAATCATAAAAGCATTAAATGCTTCTTGGCTTACTTCTGATGCACCTTGACAGGTGGCACATTCTGTGTTGTCTGGTCCTGCGCATGCTGGGCATATTTTCATTTTATTTTTCCTATTCTGCTATTTCTCCGCCAATACGGGCAAACCTAATTCGGTTTAATTGACTGAATGTTGTAAAAGTTCCACCAAGAACTATTTTGCCATCTGATTGGATTGCTATTGCGTTAACGTTGCTATTAAAAGCAGTTCCTGTATTAGTGGTAAATGCTGTGTCTCTAGTTCCATTTGCGTTAAGCCTTACAATACGTTTTACCGTTACACCATTAAATGTTGTAAAAAATCCACCAAGAACTATTTTGCCATCTGATTGGATTGCAATTGCGCTAACGTTGTTATCTGCACCAGTTCCTGTATTAGTTGTAAATGCAGTATCTCTAGTTCCATCTGCGTTAAGCCTTACAATGCGGTTTACGGTTACACTGTTAAATGTTGCAAAAGTTCCAACAACAACTATTTTGCCATCTGATTGGATTGCTATTGCGTTAACGTTGCTATTAAAAGCAGTTCCTGTATTAGTGGTAAATGCTGTGTCTCTTGTTCCATCTGCGTTAAGCCTTACAATGCGGTTTACGGTTACACTGTTAAATGTTGCAAAAGTTCCAACAACAACTATTTTGCCATCTGATTGGATTGCTATTGCGTTAACGGTGGTATTAAAAGCAGTTCCTGTATTAGTTGTAAATGCTGTGTCTCTAGTTCCATCTGCGTTAAGCCTTACAATACGGTTTACCGTTACACCATTAAATGTTGTAACGTTTCCACCAAGAATAATCTTTCCATCTGATTGGATTGCAATTGCGAGAACGGTGTCATTTGCACCAGTTCCTGTATTATTTGTAAATGCTGTGTCTCTAGTTCCATCTGCGTTAAGCCTTACAATACGGTTTACCGTTACACCATTAAATGTTGCAAAACCTCCACCAAGCAGTATTTTGCCATCTGATTGGATTGCTATTGCGCTAACGTTGCTATCTGCACCAGTTCCTGTATTAGTTGTAAATGCTGTGTCTCTAGTTCCATCTGCGTTAAGCCTTACAATACGGTTTACCGTTACACCATTAAATGTTGTAAAAAATCCACCAACAACTATTTTGCCATCTGATTGGATTGCAATTGCGTTAACCTCACCACCTGCACCAGCAGTGGGTTCCAATAAACCATCTGAGTTAAGCCTTACAATGCGGTTTACGAATACACTGTTAAATGTTATAAAAGATCCACCAACAACTATTTTGCCATCTGATTGGACTGCTATTGCGAGAACGGTACCACTTGCACCAGTTCCTGTATTAGTGGTAAATGCTGTGTCTCTAGTTCCACTTGCGTTAAGCCTTACAATACGGTTTACCGTTACACCATTAAATGTTGCAAAACCTCCACCAAGCAGTATTTTGCCATCTGATTGGATTGCTATTGCGCTAACGTTGTTATCTGCACCAGTTCCTGTATTAGTTGTAAATGCAGTATCTCTAGTTCCATCTGCGTTAAGCCTTACAATGCGGTTTACGGTTACACCATTAAATGCTCCAAAAAGTCCACCAAGAACTATTTTGCCATCTGATTGGATTGCAATTGCGTTAACGTTGCTATCTGCACCAGTTCCTGTATTAGTTGTAAATGCAGTGTCTCTTGTTCCATCTGCGTTAAGCCTTACAATACGGTTTACCGTTACACCATTAAATGTTGTAAATTGCCCACCAAGAACTATTTTGCCATCTGATTGGACTGCTATTGCGAGAACGGTACCACTTGCACCAGTTCCTGTATTAGTGGTAAATGCTGTGTCTCTAGTTCCACTTGCGTTAAGCCTTACAATGCGGGTTGCGGTTACACTGTTAAATGTTGTAAAACCTCCACCAAGAACTATTTTGCCATCTGATTGGATTGCTATTGCGTTAACGGTACTACCTGCACCAGTTCCTGTATTAGTGGTAAATGCAGTGTCTCTTGTTCCATCTGCGTTAAGCCTTACAATGCGGTTTACCGTTACACCATTAAATGTTGCAAATTGCCCACTAACAATTATTTTGCCATCTGATTGGATTGCAATTGCGTTAACGGTGGTATTAAAAGCAGTTCCTGTATTAGTTGTAAATGCTGTGTCTCTTGTTCCATCTGCGTTAAGCCTTACAATAGAGTTTACGGTTACACCATTAAATGTTGAAAAACCTCCACCAAGCAGTATTTTGCCATCTGATTGGATTGCTATTGCGGTAGCGTTGCCGTCAAATGCAGTTCCTGTATTGGTGGTAAAAGTTGGCTGAGGAGCAGTTTCTTCACCACCCAAAGGAACATCTAAAACCCCGCCTTGTAAAAACCAAGACTTCCAGTTTTCGTCTACTTTTGCCCAAGCAGATTTTGCAATCTTCCAGTTGCCGCCTATTTTAACGTAAGGCGCTGTTGAGTCACGCCAAGTTCCTGCAACCTTTACTTTTCCAGACATTTTAGCTGTAAACCATCCATACATCGCCATCCATGCCACCAGAAGGTGCTGAGGTGGATAAGGTTATGTTTCGCACAACTGCAGAGGCGGGGGTTGCGGTGGTTACTGTTCCGTTTGTTCTATCGATTTTTGTCGTTAGGTCAACGGTTGCCCAAGATGGGTCAGTGCCATTAGTGGTGAGGTATTTTCCTGTGTTCCCAGTTTGGCTAGGTAAACCAGCTGGGATAGCTTGCCAGGTTGTATTGTAATCCGTGCTGTTTACCTTGGTTAGAACCTGTCCAGCGTTTCCGCCAGATGCAACTCCTACGCCAGGATCTCCAGTGTCACCTTTCGGTCCAGTCGCGCCAGTAGGCCCAGTGTCGCCTGTATCACCCTTAGGGCCAGTAGGTCCAGTGGGGCCAGTGTCACCAGTGTCACCTTTCGGTCCAGTCGCGCCAGTAGGCCCAGTGTCGCCTGTATCACCCTTAGGGCCAGTAGGTCCAGTGGGGCCAGTGTCACCAGCGTCGCCTTTGGGTCCAGTCGCGCCCTGAGGTCCAGTTGCGCCAGTAGGGCCAGTTGCGCCAGTAGGCCCAGTGTCACCTGTGTCACCTTTAGGGCCAGTGGGTCCAGTAGCACCAGTAGCACCTTGGGACCCCTCTGGTCCAGTTGCGCCAGTAGCGCCCTGAATTCCCTGGATGCCCTGTTCTCCCTGAATTCCTTGTGGGCCCTCTGGGCCAGTGGGGCCAGTAGGTCCCTGAGGTCCCTCTGGTCCCTGAGGTCCTGTAACACCCAATCTAACAACAGCCAAGAAAACGCTGTCGTTGTTACTAAAGATGTGCCCACCCTCAACGTAAGTGGCTGGGATCTGATCATAAGTAGAAAACTCTACTGGATCGCCAGTCACCTCCCATTTTTGATATTCAGTCGAGTCCGTGGTGTTTTGGATAATTAAGAAGTCGCCAGCTTTGATCAAATGGATAAAGAGGTTTACGTCATCTCCGTCTTTATCAATGTGGCTAGCAGAGAGGACTGTGGCATCGATCTGACCTACGGTATTCCAGATACCATGGCCAGCGCCAGGATCGCCTGACTGAATTGTTGTCTTTACTGTATATGGGAAAAAGGCAGTAGAACCACCGTCGGCACCTGCAGGACCTTGATCTCCCTGTTCTCCTTGCGGTCCCTGTTCTCCTTGCGGTCCCTGTTCTCCTTGCGGTCCCTGTTCACCTTGCTGTCCTTGGATGCCCTGCTCACCTTGGATGCCCTGAGCACCTTGAGGTCCAGTAGCACCAGTAGGTCCCTCTGGGCCAGTATCACCCTGCTCACCTTGAATACCTTTTTCGGCGATAAGGGTCCAAAAAGTGCCCTCAGCTGGGGTATCGCCGACATTGCCGCCATTAGAATTTATGCGGTACCAAGTCCGACCATCGTAAGTAGCAATATCCCCTACGGCATAAGCAGCGCCGCCGTTATAGGTGCCAGTAAAGTTCCAAAGAGCGTCTTCTCCTGGATCACCCTGTGGGCCAGTATCACCCTGAGGTCCAGTGTCGCCAGTTAGGCCAATCTCACCTTGAGGTCCAGTGTTACCTGTGTCACCCTTAGGGCCAGTTGCACCAGTGTCACCCTTATCACCCTTATCACCCTTAAGGCCAGTTGCGCCAGTAGGCCCAGTGTCACCTGTGTCACCCTTAGGGCCAGTGTCACCAGTATCGCCCTTCGACCCAGTTAAACCAGTGTCTCCTTTGTCGCCCTTGATGCCTTGGATACCCTGAATACCTTGCTCTCCAGTTGCACCAGTGTCACCCTTATCGCCTTTGTCACCCTTAGCACCAGTAGCGCCAGTGGCTCCAGTAGCACCAGTTGGGCCTGTAGCACCTGTGGCACCAGTTGGGCCAGTTGGACCAGTTAGACCAGTGGCACCCTGAGTAAAGTAAGGCAGCAAAGACCAAGTAGAAGATCCGTTACCGATCTTGACTTTGAGCGTATCGGTTTCAACACCCATCTCACCTTGAGCAAGGATCGGGTTAGCGGCAGTCCACTGCGAAGCTGTGCCTCGCCTGAGCTGTAGAATTACTGCCATTAGACTCCTCCACCATCCCAAGCTGGGATAGGTGTATAAATTGTACTAGGAATACCACCGTCGATATTCCAGCCTACACCTTCAATATCTTCAAACTTTATTCTCTTAGATGTCTTGCCGTCGTGAATGTGATCACCAGGGCTAGCCTGCCCACCAAGTGGACCTAGTGTATGATGGTAAGCAAGCGGGTTTTCGTCCACGTCGGAGTTGACGTGAAAATCTTTTACCTGTTGGTATGTTGATTGGTCATTGCCGAAAAAGCCCATGCATAATAGAATACCAGACTAGGAGACACGAGACGTGAGTAAATCAAAGAGTATTGGCACGCGTGCCGAGACCGCTGTAAGAAATTATCTACTGTCTGTCGGGTATAACCCATTAGAGGCACACCGTAACGTTTTGAAGGGTAAAGACGATGAGGGAGATGTTTGGCTACGCGAAGCAAGCGGCCTCATTGTATTCGAGGTCAAAGGCGGGAAATCTGCCAAAGACGCCTCATTCCAGCAAGTTGCCAAGTGGTACGAAGAAGCCGAAAAAGAATGCAAGAATGCAGACGGGCGTTTTGGTTTCCTTGTCACTCAGCGTGCTGGGGTTGGTTATCCCCGTGCTGGTGAGTGGTGGGCTTACGCAACTTTGGGAGATCTTATCTATCTCCGCACTAACCTTGACCGCACTGACAAAACTCTGGTCAGAATAACACTAGCTGAGCTAGTAAAATTGATACATGGCTAAAGAAAGCTACGATCTTTCATCCGTCCTACTCCAGCTTGGTGAGGGGCTAACTGAAGCTACACGGCAGCCAAACCTGTATGACTACATCCCCAGCGAGAAGCAGCAGCTGTTCCATGAGCACAAAATGCGGGACAGGCTCTACATTGGTGGTAACAGATCAGGTAAATCGCTAGGTTCAACCATTGAAGCTATCTGGTGGCTAACCCACTCTCACCCATACCGCGAGATACCAGACGAGCCAATTCGCGGGCGTGTCGTCGCCGTTGACTTCTTGAACGGTGTGGACAAGATCATCCTGCCGCTTTACAAGCAGTGGCTACCTAAATCCTTCTTGATAAACGGATCATGGGAGCAGAGCTACTCTAGGGAGCGCCACGTGCTTACCCTAAATAATGGCTCATTTGTTGAGTTCATGTCCCAGGATCAGGATCTAGATAAGTTTGCTGGATCGTCCAGGCACTTTGTCCACTTTGACGAAGAGTGCCCACAGACTGTATTTCGGGAGTGTCTAGCCCGTCTAGTGGACACTGATGGTGTTTGGTGGATGTCTCAGACCCCAGTGCAGGGTATGGAGTGGATCTTTGACGAAATCTACATGCCAGCCAAAGAAGGCAAAAAAGACATCGGTATCGTAGAGGCCCAGATCCACGACAACCCATCGCTATCCCGTGAAGCCATTGCCCGCTTTTTGGACATGCTGCCTGAAGAAGAGCGCGAAGTTAGATCCAAAGGTCAGTATGTTCACCTTGGCGGTGCGGTATTCCCAGACTTTATGCCTGATACGCACTGCATCCCGCGTGGCGAATTCAGACCTAAAGCCCATGACCGCATCATTCGCACGATGGACTCAGGCTACACTAACCCAACAGTCTGGCTCTGGATAGCCGTGTCGGAAGATGGCACTATGACCGTATTTCGCGAGCATTATCAGGCTAAGCTGACAGTGGCAGAACATGCTGCAATAGTCAATAAAATGACACGAGAGATAGAGAATGAATATGGCTGTGAAGTATGGCTTACAACGGGTGATCCAGCTATTAAGCAAACTAAAGAGCACACGGGAACTTCGATTCTCCAGGAGTATCAGAAGGCAGGCATCTACATCTCTGTGGATTCCATCCCTACCGATCGCCGTATTGGGCTCCAGAAGATCCAACAGTATTTCAAGATTAATCCGAAGACTAAGAAACCGTTTCTTATGATCACGGATGAATGTCCACGGCTGATAGCTGAGCTACCTAAGCTCAAATGGAAGAAGTGGGCTAGCCCGAAAATGGCTGAGCAACACAATAAGCAAGAAGACATCAGAGATGTGAACAATCACTGCTATGATGCTCTTAAGTATGCAATGACGTTTATGGATGACCTAACGCCAGAGCAGCTAAATGGTAAGAAATCACATGGGACGTTTCACGCCACCTTCGGTGAGCGATTCAATCCTGTTACTCCATTGTCAGATATCGATGATTCTGATTCTTGGGGCGATGGTTGGAAGAGCGTTTCAGCGATCCAATCACTGGAAGGATAGAGATGGACAAGTTTACAGCTTCATTTCGTTTTTACGAGCAGGGTGCGCCGTACCCTGGAATGTGCCTAAAATGCAGCGCTGGCTCAAAGCTTTGGGATCTAGGTAGAAACATACCTGGAACCAACATGGGTGCCTATTACTGCGACGGATGCCTGCTAGAACTAGCTTTGTTCACTGGCATGACGACCAAGGCTCAATTCGAGAGCGAAGTCTCACGGATCAACAACGAGCTGGAGGAAGCAAAGAGCCAGCTAGAAGCAGCACCACAATTAATAAAGGAGTTAACCCACAATGTACAATCTCTACTTAGCAACTTTGTCCTTGACCTTGCTAGCAGCTCTAAGCCTAGTAAGCCTGTACAACCTGAAAGTGTTGAAGCCAACACTGGAAGCGTTGAAGGAAACGATGGCGAGCCAGGAGAGAGCGTCAAGGGATCAGCAAAGGTTACTAAGCCAAGCGCTAAATCTTCTAAGTAGCAAAGAGCCCATAGCTTACCAAATGTTACAGGCTGGAACGCCTGAACCTAAGCCTGCTGGGGTGTATAATGGACCTTACATTACTGGCGAAGAATACGAACTCATGCTACAAGAGCAGCGTCGTATGGATGAGCTGTGGAAAGACGTGGAAGTAGACTATGGCAATTGAAGATCTAGATCGCGAAATGGCTGGGCTTGAAAAAAGCTTGCTTGAAAAGGCACCAGTCGTATCTGGTGAACTTGTCGACGACACAATCCTTAACAGGTTTAAGGAACAAGAAAAAGCCAAGAAGCTAGTTGCTTGGGCAAAGTCAGAGTACGAGAAGTGCAAGGCTGCCCGTAAGGTCGAAGAAAATGACTGGTACTTACAGCTTGCCTTTTACAACGGATACCAGTACCACGACTGGCGCACCGTTGCAGGCCGTCAAGGCCTAGTCGAAGAGCCAAACCCTTCAATGCTCCCACGCATCACCGTAAACCGCATTGAGCCAATCATCCGTACAGAGATCGCCAAGACGACTTCTCAGCAGCCATCTGCTGCCGTAGTTCCATCGTCTAACGACGAAGAAGACTTGCTATCAGCTACCGCTGGTGAGCAGGTTTGGCAGTCCATCTATGACGCAAACCACTTCCAGACAGAGATTCTTCAGAAGGCTGAATTCTGGAGAGCTATCACTGGTAATGGATTCATCAAGTGTTTCTGGGATGGCACAGTTCAAAACTTTGATGCACAAAAGGTGCAAGACCCACTAAGTGGCGAGAAGAAAATCATCCGCGTGCCAAGCGCGTCTGGCGATGTTAGATACGAAGTAGTTTCACCGTTCCACTTATTCGTGCCTGATCTATCTGAAGAAGACCTAGAGAAGCAGCCTTACGTGTTCAACGTTTACACAAAGAGCGAAGAGTATGTAAAGAACACCTTCAAGAACGTTCTACCTAAAGACTTCAAGCCAACCAAAGTTACATCTAGCGAGATCCAGGATGCTGCGCTACTTGACCTACGTGGAGTAGACAACGCTAAGCCTGACTCTGTTCTAGTTATGGAAGTTTGGGTAAAGCCAAACCAGACAGCCTGGCTACCTAAGGGTGGTTTGATCACCATCGTTGACACTGAGATCGTTCAGTACTCTGACTCAGGCATCCCTTACCACCACGGCCAGTATCCATTTGCTCACCTTCACGGTGTGCAGAATGGTAAGTTCTACCGCCGTTCAGTAATCAAGTCTTTGATTCCGCTACAGCGCGAATACAACAGGACTCGCTCTCAGATCATCCACGCTAAGAACCTAATGGCTAAGCCTCAAATGATGTTCCAAGAAGGATCCGTTGATGCCCGCAAGGTTACAGCACGTGCAGGTGTTTGGATTCCAGTACGTCCAGGATTCCAGTACCCAACTCCAGTGCCTATTCAGCCGCTGCCTAACTACGTTATCCAGGAAATTCAGCAGCTTCACACTGACTTTGAAGACCTATCAGGGCAACACCAGATCAGCCGTGGCGATGCTGGAGGCGTAACTGCCGCTACTGCCTTGGCTTACCTTGGCGAGCGCGATGACGCTTACCTAACAACCATCTACAACAGCATCGAAGCAGGTGTTGAAAAGATGGCGAAGCAGGCTTTGAGCTTGTTCGTTCAATACGTAGATGACAAGCGCCTAATCAAGATCACTGGCGATGACGGATCGTTCGACGCCATGATGCTTTCTGGTGCAGACATTGCATCTGGAACTGACATCCGTGTTGAGTCTGGCTCCGCATTGCCAACAAGCAAGGCTGCAAGACAAGCTCTAGTTACCGAATGGATGAAGATGGGCTTCATCTCTCCAGAGGACGGCTTGCGTGTACTTGAGATGGGTATGTTGAAGCAGTACTACAACACCATCAAGATTGACGAAAACGCAGCACAGCGTGAGAACTTGATGATGAAGAAGATCACTGACGAGATGGCTCAGCAGTACGAAGACGCATGGAACCAAGGCGCACAGGCTGGCGACATCGATAAACTTGATCCAAACACTGGTCAGCCTCTACAGGTGCCACCAGTTATTAACGTCAACGACTGGGACAACCACGCTGTTCACCTTGAGGTTCACAACAGGTTCCGTAAGTCACAGGCCTACCAGGGTCTGCCTGACGTAGTTAAAGCAGAATTCCAGAAGCACGTCACGCTCCACGAGCAAATCTTGCAAAAGCAAGCTGAGCTACAGATGATGATGCAGTCTGGAATGCCACAAGCTCCTGCAGCTGGCGGTCAGATGCAGGAAGAAGTCCCAGAACAAACTGGGTTTACAGATGAGCAATTAGGATAGGAGACGCAATGTCTGAGGCAATCGATATCAACCCGCCAGAAGCAGTTGATTCAACACCAGAGGTAGAAGCGCCTGCAGCGCCATCTGCCCCAGAGGCACCAGAAGCAAAAGTACACCCAGCTTACGAGAAGGTCTTAGCAGAGCTTCCTGAAGCCTGGCACGAAAAGATTGTTCCGCATCTACAGGAGCAAGACAAATACTTCCAGCAGCAGCTAGAGAAGTACACCCCGTTCAAGGAGTTTATGGACGTGGACATTAGCCCAGATGTCATCCGTGACAGCCTGCGCTTGGCAGAGGTTGCAGTATCTGACCCTGTTTACCTGTACCGTACACTAGCTGATCAGCTGAGATCACAAGGCTTGCTTGACGAAGCTGAGGTTGTTGAAAAAGAAGCAAACAAGATCGAAGAGTCTGCGGAAGATGACGACTACGAGCTAAGCCCAGCATTGCGTAAAGAGTTTGAAGCTCGCGACGCAAAGCTAAAGGAGCAAGAAGACTACATCGAGAACATGAAGTTCGAGGCCGAAGTAAAGGCTGAGCAGGCTGAGCTTGAGAACCAGATTACTGATCTAACTTCTCGTTACGATGTTACGGATGCACAGATGGACAAGATCCTGAAGGTTCTAGAGATCCAGCTTGCTTCCGATGACAACGCAACTGTATTTACCGCAGCTAGAGAGCTTGCCGAGATCACTGGCATTCGCTACCCAGCTAAGGGCGTAAACCCTAAAGAAGATGCCCCAACTGTTCTAGGCGGAGGTGGCGGAGTTCCATCTCAGCCATTCGAGTTGCCTAAGGACACAAAGGGCAAGAAGGCTATGTTAGCTCAGATGTTTGAGCAGCAACTAAAAAGCGGTCTATAAGCTCCATAACCCAGAGCCCCGTCGTAATAACGGCGGGGTTTTGTGTTATCCTTGAAGGGTCTTTGGTACAGCCGTTCGAGTCAGGGCCAGACGATGCAAACAATCCCCCTTTCTTAAATCATAGGAGTCATTTACATGGCAGGACAGTCAATTCTGACCTTTGCGTCAGAAGCTATCAAACTAGTGTATGGCGACCTTCACGAGCAGCTACGGGACAAGAACCCAGCGCTACAGCTCATCGAAGCATCGTCTGCAAACATCACCCGTAACGGTAAAGAAGTTATCTTCGACACCCACATCGGACGCAACCAGGGTATTGGTGCTCGCGGAGTTCGCGAGAAGCTACCAGTAGCTGGAGCACAGAAGTACAAGCAAGCTCACCTATACCTAACCAACCTATACGGTTCAATCGAGGTAGACGGACAGCTATTCGAGCAGGCAGTCGAGGACTACCAGGCATTCATCAACGTTGTTGACAACGAAATCAACGGCTTGAAGAAGGACCTTGCAGTCGACCTAAACCGTCAGGTTTACGGAGACGGCACTGGAAAGCTAGCAGTTGTTGTTGCTCAGCCATCCAGCACCACTCTAGAGGTTGACTCAACCCACTGGCTACAAATCGGAATGACTTTCGACGTTGTAGACCCAACCACTGGCGTAAAGCAGCAGTCAGGCGCAGCGAGCTCTCTTGAGATCGTAGCAATCGACGAAGAAGACAGCGTTATCACCGTTTCTGGTGGAGCTCTTGGAACCTTCAACACTGCAATCAGCGCTGGCGACTTGCTAGTTCGTTCCTCAAACGGAACAAACAACTTCGGCAAGGAGTGGACTGGTCTATCAGCTATCGTTAGTGCAACTGGTGAACTACACGAAATCGACCCAGACGACTACCCAGTATGGAAGTCAACTGAGGTTGCTCTTGGAGTTCCAGGAACCTCTACTGGTACCCTAACCGAGTTGTCTCTGATCAACCTAGTGCAGAAAGTTGACAAGCAGGGCGGTGACGTTGACGTAATGTTGGCATCCCCTGGTGTATTCAACGCTTACTGGGATCTACTACAAGGACTACGCCAGTTCACCAACGGCGCAACCCTTGAAGGTGGAC